CGTGCCGACCATCTCCTGATTCATGGCCTCGATGAAGGCCGAAGCCTCCGAGAGACGCCACGCGGCGGTGTTGCCGTTGAGGTCAGCGACCTTCTTGTCGATCTCGCTCCACGCATCGAGGATCGCCGTCTGGTCCTCAGTCTGCGCGGTCTTCGACTTGGTCGGGGTGGTACCCGCGTTCACACGACGCCACGACACGCCCGGAAGCGTGGTGCGGGCGGTCGAGCGATGACCGGTCGGGAGGTTGCCCTCCTTGAAGACCATGTCCTGCAGGATCGGGTTGGTCTGGGCAAGCAGCTCGGCAATCGCCGCAATCTTGCCATCGGGATCAAGGCGCTTCGCGACGTCAACGAGCGTCGGACGCAGGTTCGAAAGTTCAGCCATGGTTCAGATTCTCCAGTGTGATTTAGCCGTAGATGCGCTCAGCGAGCGTCTTCGGCTGTGACTTGTGCGACGTGCTGGGCACGACAAACGTGTCCTCGCCCATCGCACGGTAAATGCGCGTCAGCATCTTGATCAGTGCAGGGCTCGAGCCCAGTCCGGTCTCCTCGAGAAAGTCCCGGACGCTGGCATCCCCGAACCGATCCAGCACCTGACGGCTGTGCTGTACCGATTGCTGCAGCCGCTCGGCGGTCCCGCCAATATCGGGGTCCGACAGCGCCTGCTTCTCCATGTCACTTACCCGCGCCTTCCAGAGTTCGCCGCCTTTGGCATTCGCCTCCATCAGCCCCTGCTGGTAGCTCGCGACCTCTGCATGCAGCGCCTGCGCAATAGCCTGTGCGGACTCGTCGGTCGTGACCTTGAGGCTCTTGGCCAGCGCGGTCACGCGCTCGAGGGCAGAGGTATCCAGCGGCGAGTCGTCGGGCAGCTGGAGCTTGTAGGTCTCAGGGACCGTAGGCTCGCTGCTGGACGGCTGGTCGGAGGGGGGCGTCAGCAACGTCCCCACGGTGGTGTCCTGCGACCCCTCGGATGAGGGGGTGCTGCTGCCGACCGCCGGGCTCTCGGGAGTGGCGGTGGGGTTACCTGCGTCGGTCATCGAGTAGCTCCTGATTGCGGGCTTCCTGCATCATCAGCGGGATCGTGGCGTTGTCCACGCTGTCAATCCGCTCCATCAGCTCAATGCCGACGTCGCGGCGTCCTTCGCGGTAGTGGATATCCGGGTTCGGTGCCCGGATGCGCTCCCACACACCCGCACTCGCAATAATGCGCCACAACACCCGACGACCACGGGCATCGCTCAGCACCCACGCCAAGTCGGCGTCCGCCAACAGGTCGGTGTGACGCTTGTCTTTGTTCATCGCATGTCGGGATACATGCGCTCCGCCAGCCCCTTTCGCTGCTGTCGCGCAGACTGCATCCGCGAGGCGGTTGCCATCCGGTCGGCCATCGCACCCGACCAGTTGAGACCGCTCGCCGACATCGGCACGCGGTAAATCATGCTCTCCCGTGCCCCACGCATCGACGCCAAGGGCCGCTCAACCACCGACCCATCGTCGTCCCGCTGTAGAATGACCCGGTCGCCCTCGATGCGGTCAACCGCAAACGTGACGTACTTCTTCTTCTGGGTTGCCATGCCTTTCTCCGTTACACGACGCCCGGCGTGCCCTGCATCCCGAGCAGGTCCGTCATGGCGTTGGGTTGGTCCGTCTTGATTGTGCCCAGCTTTGCCATCGCATCGGCCTCCATCTGCGCCTGCTGCGCGGCCTGCATCGCCGCCTGTGCCCTCGCCCGCTCCGCCCGCATAACCTCCACGTCCTCATCTGGCCGCACGACACGGGGCGAGACGCCCATCATGTCGGCATACTCGTCAACCATCTGGTCCGTGTCAATCTTGTCGAGCACCTGCGGGTTCTGCGTGTTCGCTGCGAGGTTGGTGACAAACCCGGCCAGTCGATCAATGCCGCCGATACCCACCATCCGCTGCGCAGCGGCCATGATGGAGATGTACTCCACGCGCAGGGCGAGCCCCTGCATCTCCTCCGGCGGCGGCGGTAGCATGTCTCGACGCACCATGATGGCAAAGATGCGGTCGATCGCCGGGTTCAGCAGCTCCTGATTGAGCCGCTCGAGCACCGGGCCAAGCGCTAGCAGCTTCTCTTCATGCCGCGCCTCGATTTCGGTCGCGGTGGCTCGCTGCGCCCGGCGGTCATTGGCAATCATGAGGAACAGGTCCGCGAAGAACGCCGCCTCAATGCGCTGCCGCGCCTGCTGCTGCTTCAACTCGAGGTGGCTGACGTCCGGCCGAATCTCCTGCATGGGCCGGATGCCCTCGCCCTGCACGTCGGGGACATACGAGACGTCATTCGGGGCGAAGCTGAGCCGCGAGTTCTTGAGCCCAGCGGGGGCACGCATCGGCGGGGAAATCATCTTCTCGACCGCTTGGAAGATGCGCTTCTCCGCCAGCTGCAGCTGCTTGATGTCGCCGAGCGCCGTCATGCCGGGGCAGTCCGTGGCATACACGTCCTCGCCCGTCACCTCCCACCGCGTGGCCATGATGGGGAACTCGTCGTACCCACGCTTCTGCAGGAAGCCGAGCAACGCGCCGTCCTTGGCGGTTCCCGTCTCCCAATACCACGACGCGAACGGCTTGTACTTTGACGCCATCTTGCTGGCGTCGGCCTCGGGGTTCGGCCCCACGCAGTGCGTGACGTCGATGCGGCTCTCGAGTTGGTTCTGATCGTACAGCTCGCGTACCGTCGTCGAGGCATTCGACAGATTGACGCGTCCAAAATCGTCGGTGCAGAACTGCTCGACAATCTGCCGCACCGTCATCTGGAACTCACGGGCAAACACGCGCACGCGGCCCTTGGCATCGTTGGCCATCATGTAGCTGCCGATGGGGAACGACGTGCACCGCACCACGTCCTCGTCGTCCTCCTCGATGGACATGGCCGCCGTGCCGAATACGCCGAGGTCCGTGTAGTAAATCGGCAGCACGTTGTAGAAGTTGGACCGCGCCATGACAATGTTCATGCGCAGCGTCACCTCGTGCAGCCACTCCTTCACCATCGCCAAGTCGCCGAGCGACGAATCAGAAACCGTGAGACGGAACCACGGACGCGCCGGGTTGGTGATGCCAGACATCATGCCCGATGACAGCGTCCGCGCGGCAAACGTCGGGGTCGAGTCGATGATGTTCTGGTTCCGGCGGTCGCCCTTGTTGACGTCGTTGACAAAGAACCGCCCGCGCCGGGGCTTGATGTAGCTGGCGAGCTGCGTCCAGTGCGACCGGAAGCTCTCGCGCTCAATCTTCATCTGCTCGATCAGGTTCTCGAGTCGCCGCCGCTCATCGAGAATCTGGCTGCTGCCGACAAACGGAATCGGCTGAACTGGGATGGTCATGACACCTCACGCACGAATTGTTTTTCCATCAGGCGGTAGCCGCGCTTCTCGAGCGAGCGGTCCCGCACCGGGCTGTCGGCTTCGAGGGTGAAGTTCACGAGGTCGGCCCCGCTGTCGTCGGCCCACTCGTCGAAGGCGTCGAGCAGCAGCGCCCCAGCCCGTGAGCCTCGCGCCGGGGGGACGACCCACCACCACAGCTCGTTGGCCACCTGCAGGTCGGGATTGAACGGGTGCGGCACCAGCGCCCCAGCCACCAGTCCCACTGGCTGGCCGTCGACCTCCGCGATCGCCACGAACTGCGTGTCTATCAGGGTGCCCACCAACGCCTCCGCATGTTCAGCGTCCCCGAACAGCGAACGCCGGGTGCCGTACGCGGCCGCAAACGCCTGTAGCTGCTCGAGCATCCACGGCACGTCTGTCGGCCCCGCCGGACGTACCCGCGCAATGGAACGGCCCAGTGTGGCATTGTCAAACGTCTCACTCACCGCGCCATCCTCCGCTCGTCGAACGGGTCGTAGTCCCACGTCGTGACGTTGCCCGCCAGCGCCACCTCGCTGCCAGCGCCCGGCATGTCAGGCAGCGCGAAGGTCAGCGCCAGTGCGTCGGCCAAGTCAGGCGAGCGGCCGATGCGCTTTTTGATGGCGTCCTTGTCCTCGAGCGCGACCTTGCCGTTCTTGAGCCCGTACGTCGGCTGGGTCAGCTCGGGAATCAGCTCGGGGATGTTGGGCAATGCCCCGCCGCGCTTGACCCACTCCGCCATGCCGAACCACATCTCCGCCCGTCGGTTCAGATATCGCTTGTCCAGCGCGGGGTCCGAGAAGATGACCGGGATGGCCGGACGGCTCGCCGCGATCAGGTTGTCGACCACGCCGTGCCCCCAATGCCCCGTGTCGTCGATGAGCTCCATCTCGCTCCCCCAGTTGCTCCCGATGGTCATGACGCGAGCCGCGATGGCCGTGGTGCGTTCGCCGCGCATGACCTGAGGCTGGAAGGCGACCAGCCCCTGACGGGGGAAGATGACGGTGCGGTCGTCGCCGAACCGGGCCACGTCGATGCCGAGCCGCTTCTGCGCCCAGTCGAAGGTCGGTCGGTCGGGGTTGCGTTGCATTGCGGCACGGACGTCGTCGGGCGAGAGCAGCGTGTTGAGGCCACCCGGCGGGAACTGGCCGAGGATGTGCGCCATCACCCACGGGTTGTCCCGCCCGTACTCCGCGATCTGTTGCTGAGCCCACGTTCGGTCGACGCGCCTCGAGCACTGCGGGTCGTCGGGGTCGCCGCTGATGCGGATGACCTGCCACGTCGACGCCTTGGCGCACAGCTCGTACAGGAGGCCGTTCAGGCTGGTGGGGTTGCCGGAGGCGAGGATGACGCCGAACTCGCTCTCTGCGTCCGACAGCACCTGCTCCGCCCGTCGGCCGATGGCGGGATGCATCTCGCCCACCTCGTCGAGGAAGACGGCGACGTACGGGCTGTGGAGACCAGAGAGGGCGGCACCCTGCGCCTCGGGGTCGGCGGACTTCGGGTAGCTCCGCGCCTTGACCCACCACGTCCCCTGATGCTGGCGGTGGAAGATGGTCTCGGCCGTCCATTCGAACTCCCGCATCAGGAACGGCGACCGCGAGCGCCAGACGCCCAGCTCCTTCCACAGCCCCGACTTCAGGTTCTCGTGGCTGATGGAGAGGGCGTAGCCGTTGGGAAACTTGCCGGGATGCCGGGCCGGGTTGGCCTGCGTCGCGAGGAAATGCCACGCCGCCCAGCTCTTCACCGCTGACTTGCCGACGCCGACAGCCGCCTGCATGGCGATGCGCTTCTTGCCGGGCTGTGCGGCCGCGACCAGCGCCTCCGCTTGCCACGGCTCAGGGTCGGTCTGGAAGTTCTCCCGCACGAACAGCACGGGGTCATGACGCCAGTCTCTCAGCTTCTGCGCGGCGGCTGAGGCGCTCACTCCATCCCCTCGTGGTTCACATGCTCGGCACGCGGTTCGTCGGTGCGGTGCGCGAATGCCTCGAGGTCAGCACGATCGTGGAAGGTCTGCGCCCACCGCTCGGCGAGCTGCTCAGCGGTGAGGGTGGCCGGACGTCGGCTCGAGCCCTTGCCGCTCACGCCTCGTCTTCCTCGAGCGCCTGAGCCAGCGGCATCTGCCGGAGGAAGCACGGCGTCCGCTCACCGACCCACGCGCCCAGCACGTTGTACTCGAAGAACTCGAGCGCCTGCTGCTCGGTCATGCCATCAGCCATGTAACCCGCGATGACCCTGTCGAAGTCGTAGCACGCGATGGGCTCAGCGCCGTAGCGCATGATGGTGCCGACGAACGCATGCTCGAGCGAGGGCGAGACCATCAGGCCGCCCGCCGTGTCAGTGGTCATGCCGTTCACTCGTCGTGCGACTGCGCGAGCAGGTCGGTGAGCCCGATGCTGCCGCTGTGCTCGATGCTCTGCGTCGCCTTGCCCATGCCGTGGTCGGTTGCGTACTCGAGCGCCTTCGCGAAGAACGGGTGCTCCGGCCCAGCCTCGAGCGCACAGCGGACGTGATACAGCACCTCGTCCGAGCTGGCCATGTTCGCGAGTGCCTGCTTCCACTCACTGCGCGGACGGCCACCGCTTCCCTTCGGCGGACCTTTGCCACGCATCTCAGGATTCGCCGCGATGCCCTGAAGCGGTCGTCCCAGCTTGTCGAGGCGCGGTGTATTGGTCGGTGTATTCTCGTCGGCGTGTGACATTGGAGCGCGTGGTTTTGCGTGGTTTACGAGCCGATGAGCTGGATGCGTTTCTCGAGCTCGCGGGTGATCCCTTTGCTTCGGTCTTTGCAGACGTTGATGCAGGCGGTCGCGTAGTCGAAGGCGGCGGTGGATTGCTCGACCCCAGCGGCGATGGCGGCGACCTGCATGTTGGTCATCTCATCACAGCGAATAGAGACGGCCCCAGTCGGGGTGTCCTCGAGGATGATGGTGTATTTACCCACGGCGCTTGCCGCCCTTCCCGTACTCACGCATGCGCTCGGACTTGGACTCCATGCGCTCGTGCTTGGCCCCGTGCCGAGCTCCGGCCTTCTTCGCAGTCTTCTTCTTGGCAGCCATGTGGCAGTCTCCTGAGAGGGGGAATCGTGTGTCCGAAGATATGCCGAAAGGTGGGCGGGCGCAAGAATCTTTCGGACCCCCCTTGACAGCATGTCATGACGTTCCCATCTTGGATGCGTAGGTCATGACGTTCACATCACTCAAGGAGCCTGACCATGCAGACCATCGACACGCAGACCACACTCGCCAACGTTCGCGCCAACGTCGCCCGCATTCGTTCGGAGATCGCGGCCCCGGTCCTTCGCGGCGAGAACTTCCTGCTCGAGGATGCCACGACCAGCGGCTTCTACCTTCGGGTCATTGGCAACGGGCAGGCGAAGTGGGTGCTCAACCCGCTCGAGGCGTCCCGGTACACCGAGCGCGATGCCCGTCGTGCCGTCAAGACGGAGGCGCACCTGAACCTGAAGGCCACGCTCTACATGACCGCCCTGCACGAGGCCGAGGCGAACTCGGACGAGACGATTGCCCTGCTCGAGAAGCTGGCCGCGATGGAAGCGTAGGTCAGGCCGAAACGCCCTCCGGGGCGTCTCCGGGTGAGGCCCGGACTGATGAGGCCAACACAACACACAGGGGGCATGACCATGGCACAGCTCTATCGGTTCTACCTGCACGTCGAGGGCGGCGACAGCTGGACGCTGGCGCTGGTCTGGGCGGACTCGGACAGCGAGGCGCTTGACAAGGGGTTCGCGGCCATCGGAGAGCAGCGGGCGAAGAAGATTCGGGCCATGTACGACGCCGACGACGAGGACGTCTTCTTCAGCACCATGAACGTGCTCGAGCTGGCCCGCGAGATGAAGGCGCACGACCGCACGCTGGACGAGGAGCTCCGCGAGGTGCTGTACGACTGCATCAGCGAGATGGCCCCCTCGAACATGGCCGAGTCGACCATTGCCAGTCAGGCAGCTATCATGGCCGACGACGTCATGCAGTCCGCAAAGTAACCCACCCAACCCACAGGAGACCACACCATGCAGACCACCCTCGAGACCCTCAAGATTACGCACAACCACGGCGTCATCACCATGCGCGACGTGACCCTCACCATCGAACGGCGGGAGCAGACCAACCCGTACTGGGTGCGGATGAGCGGGCCGACGTTTACGGCCTACCGCGTCGTCGGCACCCCGGTCAGTGGGGGATGGACGAGCCGCCTCTTCACCGCCACGTCGTTCACCCCGGTCGACACGACCAAGCCGATGGAGTGGGATTTGGGCACGAGTGAGCCGCTGTACAACAACCGCGACGGCGCGTGGCATGTGGACGTCTGCTTCTGCGGGTGACAGGCCGAAACCGCCTCCGGGCGGTCCGCTGGTGAGGCCAGCGCTGACGAGGCCAGCAGTCTCGAATGCCACACAAGGGGAATCGCAATGTCGCTGAACTGGAACGCTG